GATTTCCTGTTCTCCAATTAAATCGATACCGATTGATCCGTTTGCCATCAGACGTTATCTCCTTCTTTGTACATGATCGCCTTTCCGCTGGTAAGGGTAAGGCTTAAAAAGTTTCCGAATATCACGGTACCCGCCGGCAAACTAAGACCGGTGAGAGAATTTCCTGTATATCCCTTGGTTGCATGGGATATAAGGGCCGCGATCACTGATTCTGTTATGAAATGGATCGCGTAACTGCGAACGGCATGAGCCGCGGTATCAGTTACAAGTTCTGCCCCGTTCTGCCCCAGCTGGGCATTGAGGGCGTTCATTACGCTATAATCATCCAGTCCTGCCATCTTACACAGTTTTTTTTGCAGAGATCTCCAGGTAACGTTTGCGGTCAACCTCTGCAATGGTTTGTATGTCGTAGTTTACCGAATTGTAAACTATCCTTGATTTTTCATCGATCCCGGTGATGTACCGGATTGTAAAAGTGAGATCTGCGGTTGCTGTCAGCTTTTCAGCCATAAACCCTTCAGATCCGCCTTTGAAATTCACCCCGGCCCATACCGTTGCAAAATTGGTCCACGTCTGGATTGGCTGCCCGTGGGCATCCACACTACTGGTGTAGTTCTGAATAATAATCCGCCGGTCGAGATCTCCAATCATGGGTTAATATTGAAATAATCGGTAAGGGTTTAATAAATACTGTGATCCTTTTGGAAGTTCATTCACCTGTCGTCCTACGACAACATCTTCACGGTTTTCATACAGATGACCTATGATGAGCAGCATGGCTGCTTTGATCGATGCAGGAACTGTCGCTGCGGAAGTATAGCCGGCCACATACCGTATGATTACCGAATTCGAGGTTCCACGTCCATAGGGCCATACCTTGTAATATTTCAGAAGCACCCGGCATGGCTGGCTTACATCGTCGAGTTCATATGTGGAACTGTCAAGAGTTTGAAGCACATTCAGGGTGTCATAATACTTTATTGATGTAATGGCTGATATTGGTGCGGTAAGCAGATCGATAGCTAATTCCTTATCGTCGTCACAGTCGGGAAAATCCTCAAGGTATAATTCGTATGTAGACGACATGAACACCCTTCGGCAATAATCTTCGGCCAGTTCCCGGGCCGCTTTGATCAGGGCCGTCACCAGGGTGTCGTCGGTCGTATCTGTATCCAGCTTGAGATGCAGTTTTGCTTCTGCAAGGGAGACAGGTTCGGTCGTTGAGGGTGTGATGACTTTTACGGCCATTACTTTTTACCTTTTTTTGACTTGATGATTTTCTTTTCAGCGCCGATCATGGCTGATTCAGCCGTTTCGTAGGCGGTTGGTGTAACGCCTTCATGGGCCAGTATTCTAACCAGTCCGGCTTTGTGGAATGACAGAGCTGTGTCTGCATCCATTTCGATGGTTGCTCCGCGTCCTGCATGGTGATGTTCACCTGAAAAAGACTTTAAAACCAATACTTTTGTCATGTTGTTTGGGTTAAAAATTTAGAGGAGTGACCCGGGGATGTAAAGTCCCCGGGTTGTACCTCATCCCTTTCGGGTATGATTTATGGAAACCAAGATTATGTGTTGGCGTGAAGGATATGCTTGATGGCACCGGTGGTCATCAGCTGGGAGTCCAGGCGATGGAACATGATCAGTGCGATCTGGTCAAACTCTGCATACCTTTCTTTGAGGTTAAGCAGGCGGAATCCAGCTACTTCACGAACGTAATACCGGCTAAAATCGCCGAACAGCACCGATTTTGCACCAGCTCCGATGTTTGCCATGTCCTGGTTCACGACGTAAGGTTTCCCTTCGATGGTGTCAGGTGTTCCATTGGCCATGCCAAAGGAGGCAGTTCCGGGATTCCATAACGGACGATCATCAGCGGTTCCGATGGATAATTTCATCAGGGCCTTGATGACTGAATCGTTCATCATGAAATAAGCGTTTTTGCTCAGGCGATATGCCGGGTCAACGCTGTGAAGCAGATCGATCAGGTTATCACGGGTGAGGGCCGAAACAGTTGCATCCTCTCCCTTTGCTGAAGCAGGAACAACACCAAAAGGCATGGTTGTACCGGTGCCCAGGGTCATGTAATAGTTCTCGATCCTGCCCAGGCGCTCTGCGAAGATCTTCACCAGGTAAGTTTCCAGGTCGAAATATGAATCCTGTACCAGCTCATTGGCGATGGTGACCATTTTGGATGAGAATTTGAAAGCCTTGAGGGTTTTCTGTCCAAAGGCGAGGGCACCTTTTGCAGCTTCCGTTTCGATGGCCAGGAGTTCTCCGGTTGATCCGGTATCATCCAGGGTCGGGAAAGGAAGATCATTTCCGGTGGCTGTTGAAAGCACGGTGGAAATGTTGCGGACGTTGGAATACAACTTCAACGCCTCGATGATCTGTCCACCAAATCCCTGGGGGATCAGGTATCCGCCGGCCGTTGTGGTAACGGTCTGTCCGTTGTTGGTAGTGCGAAGCTCTGAATGTTCCCTGTTGAGGAATTGACGGGTTTCTGCACTCATGTTGTTTCCCAGCAGGAAATATTCGCGGAAAGCCTTGGTGGTTTTCTCTTTGCGTTCCTCTGCTGACATGGTGCCTTTGGGACCATCGGTGGGCTGATTCATTTCAGCTTCTATTTCGGACATCTTCAGTGCGCGGTTTGCATGGTCAAGAAGTTCAGCGGCATCGGCATAGATTTTGTCAAAACGCTCGTTTTCCTCTTTAGTGAGTTCGCGTTTTTCAGACTTAGCCAGCGCGGAAACATTTTTCATTTCCTCAAGGAGGCTCGCCCTTTTTTCCATTTTTTCTTTGTAAATTTTCATTTTTTTAAGGGTTATTGTGAATACTAAATGAGCCTTGCGGGCTTCGTTTATTGCAGTGAAAGGATCATCAGATCCCGATTACGTTCATTGTGTGAGCGTGCCAGATCATCATCAGGATGTATCTGGGCTTTTATACTTTCTTTCCATTCGTCCATTGAACGTTTGGCTACGTCTGTCTGCGGATATGCAGGAAACGTTATCGGTGATATGTCAAAGAGGCGTTTTACTTTGGTGATGGTGCGGATGACGGCTCCGGTGGTTTCATCTTCGTTCCACTCTTCTTCTTCAACCTTAAAGCCGAAAGACATCTGATTGATATCGCCTCTTTCGAGGGAAACGATCAAGTCGCGGCCATAGGATGTGTCAGGAATACTGAAATCTACCTTTAGTCCGGTCGTGTCAACTGAAAGTTTTAATGTCTTTGCAGCCGTGCGACCCAGGATCAGGTTTGGATCATGATTGAACAAGGCGCGAACATCATCATTCAAAACACCGTCAAAGGCTCCTGGTGCGATTTTCTCGAAGAATCCGCCTAAATTTTCACTCAGCTGGTCGAACACGGCTGCATGCCCTGTTACATGGGCGGGGTTTTTATCGTCTGACTTACTCACTTCAAACGTGCTTGACATCACACGTTGTTCCTCATTGTTGCTACTGTGAAATATTTTCTTAGCCATCTTATGGTTTGATTTGATTATTTATTTTGGATGGATCTGCCATATTAAGAGGGATCAGGTAAGTGTCACCATCTTCGATCGGATTCATGTCTTCCAGTAGTCTGATCTCATTGGCTGACATTACACCCATGTTTCTCATTTTGGTGTAATAGTCACTACGGGTCACTGAATCACCACGAAGCAGTCCCTGTAGATTGAACTTTACATAAAAGATGTGTTTTTCATCTTCTCTGAAAATCTTTTTATTGAATTCCTGTTCCCAGTTTACGATCCAGGAGCGGAGAGTATTCTGCACAAATTCGATTCCCTGAAATTCGATGTTGTTATTGGTTGATCGGTCAAGATTGGCAAGCATATGAAGTGGAACGCCATAAATACGGGCCACTTCTTCCAGCTGAAATTTACGTGATGCGATCCATTGAGCCTGTTCAGGCGGAATTCCGATGGAGATAAATTCAGATCCTTCTTCAAGTACAGGCGTTTTAAATCGGTTTCCTTCGCCGCTGTATTTCTTGGACCATGATTTGCTCAAGTTCTCCTGTCCGGTTTGATTTAATTTCCCTGGATGTTTTATGTATCCTGAGAATGAAGCGTCGTTTTTGAAGAAATCAGCCCCGAATTTTTCCTGTGCAAGTCCCAGTCCAATGTTTTCCCGGGCCACTTCAATGGGAGATTTGCCTTTCACCCCGTCGAATGACAAAGCTGAAATATGGATCATGTCAGTGTCTGGCACCGGTTTGGCAATTCCTGCAACTTTATAATAACGGGCCTGCGTTTTATCTTTCAGGGTGACGATATAAGGATCAACATCTTTAGGATGAATAAATTTCAGGTAAGTTGGACGCATGTAAGGAGTACGCAAAATGAGAGCGTAACCATTACCCCACAATAAAGCCGACGCCTGTATGAGTTGACGAAACTGAAACGAAGTCATGATCGAATTCGGCTCATTGTGAACCAAATTGAAAAGAGGATGATCCCTGGCAATCTGTTTTATGTTGCCATCTTCTTTGAGAATATTAAAAGGGAGGGATGCAATTGTTTCACTGAGTATCTTAACACAGGCATATACTGCTGAAAATTTGATTGCCGTTTCCTCAGTTACAGAAACACCGGAACTTGTAGGGCTGCCCCACATATCGATGAGCCAGCTGTCAGGATTGGAGAGATTTGTTTGAGGATTCTCAGGTGAATCACTGCGGATTTCATCCGCCTGACCGCGTTTTGATCGTCCAAACTCAAATTTGAAAAATGCCATTGCCTGGGTTTTGGTGAGGCAAAAGGCAAAGATGGTGTCAAAGTATGCGGATTGATACGTAACAATGTTACGTTTGTGGGTGTAACAATGTTACGTTTTTATCAACAATTTAGGATTGATTATACTGAAAGTATTGATAGTATTACTTTTCCTGGCATTTTTTGTCTTTCTTTAAAAACCGGGACATGTTCACCCTGAACGATTCGAAATTCTTGTATTTGCGTTCACCAAAATTGGTTATGTGAAGACGTTCAGCGGCTTCATATGAAGCTTCGCCGGTTGAATATTCTCCAAGCATTTCCCAGTATTTATCAATAAATCCTTGCGTGTCCAGCAGTTTAAGGATGTGTTTTTCAAGTTTTGGAGCCGTACTGTTCATATTTACATGGTTTTAACGTTCATAGGTTGCATTCCTATTGATTTTTTCCAGTATATCAGGCCAGGAGTGCCTGAATCATAAAGGTGATAAGTGATATACCTGATGGATCTCTCCTTGCAAAATGTAATCACCGGCGCCATCAGATTGAGCATGATCCCGGTGGCCGATAAAAATTGTTTATGTCCCAGGAGCATTGAAATGGATGCCACATCTCCGTTAAGATGAAGATTTATGTAACCAACCCATTGCCCAAACGGTGAGAACACCCCAAAGAGCTGATCATAATGCCAGGGACAAACATTTTTAGAATCTGTTTGTGGGCCCGGGTATGTTTTATAAAATTCCGTCATGGGCTTTCCCTGCCTTTCCATCGAGCTGGTGTTAATTTCATACAGATCATTGAGGCGTTCATTACGATCGGCCATGCTCATGGCGCTGGATGTGTAACCAAGTTTTACCGAATGCCTGTAACGGTTTCGTACCGATGCAGTACAAATCTGAAGCCAGTCATCCGTATTTTCGATGTTCAGAAGATTTAAGACAGCCGCCGGATGATTCTCAAAGTACCAGCGTTTCCAAAAATATACCCTGGATGAACATTTGGGATCATTCATGCAGGGTTGATCCGCGGCAAGGTTAATTTTTATGGTTTGTAAAGTCATGGCTCAAATTATTTCAGATCCCAGTACTGCGGATGAATATTCACCTGGAGCTTAACCCGATCCCCTTTTGCAAGGCGGGACCTGAAATCCGCAATGACTGATTTATTGTCCTGGCACCATCCGCCCCCTGAATCGCTTATATAATGCGTTTGGCCGGTAAAGTAAGCCTCATATTCAAATCCCCAATGCTTCAGGTCGTACCGGGTGAACGGATGTACTATCGGAAGCCATTTCATTTGAGCCTCGTTATCTGTCCATAGGTGATAATTCAAATACTTTTTTTCATAACACAAGGGATCTCCATGAGAAGCAGTACCAATCATTAGTTGTACATTGCTAAGAAATAGCAAAGCATTCAGCGTGTCAATGTGTGCCTGTTGCTCACCATAATGATAACACCTGGTTAAAAAATTATTATGCCATCCGATAGCATGTCCCAAAAAAACAATCCGTTTCAGTTTACCATGTATCGGTCCTTTGAAATACGGCGCTGTGTCAAGAATGTAGTAAGTTGAACTGATCCCTAACTGTGCTTCATATTCAGCCATCTCGACAGAGGCCAACAGGTCGTCATCTACGTCATGGCGGATATTCACCACACCCGTTGCCTTTGGATCGGCTTCAATGGTTTCTATTGTCAGCCCGCTTAATTGGTTTAAGAGTAAGTCAAAATCTAATCGGAAGGATGTTTTCATAAGTATCGGTTAATTAGATCAGTTTGTACAGGTGTGCCACATTTGAATGAATCGAAAATCGTATAACTGTTTTCAGGTAGCTCAGGCATCAGGTTTTTCAACCAGTTGGCCGGCCGCTTTTTTACCATGATCGGGATCTGCCTATGCTTGCAATAGATTGCCAGGAATATATCGGCCATGTTTGCAGCCTTGAAATAGGATTCGTTCAGCCCGA